GGACGGTGATGGTTGAGGGTTGCGTGGAACCTTTGAAGTTGCGAACAATCACCAAAGGTCCATGCCACCGAAAATGGCTGAGTCAGTCTCTCCAAAGAGAGATGGCCGACTGCCTGGATCGTTTCTGGCAGTTCTCACTGAACAAAAGAAATACGGACACACAACTAGTGAGCCGTTTGTTCCAAGAATGTGAGGACTTCCACGCCAGTGCGAGGCGCAGGTGTCGGATGACGGATGTCGCTGAGCCCATGTGGTGGTGCTCGGGCGACTATAAGTCCGCTACTGACTCAATTTCGATTCATCACACAAAGGCCGCTCTCGAGACGTTGCTTTCTTGCATGTCCGAGAAGGTCAGTGAGGCCTGTAAGAGGCTCTACCGGCAGGAGCTGTTCGAACAACTCGTGAAATATCCAGAATGGACAAACATCGAGGAAGTCGAGCAGGTCAATGGCCAGTTGATGGGGTCGGTTCTATCCTTCCCCATCCTCTGTGTCATCAACTTTGTTGCTTACTGGGAGAGCCTTGAGGAGTACTACGGTAAGACCTTCGGGTCGGCCGAGATTCCTTGCCTCATCCATGGTGATGATATCTTGTTCCGAACAACTCACGAGCATTACGCCATCTGGTCAGAAGTGATCACCCGGTTTGGACTCAAGAAGTCCGTCGGAAAGAACTACTTCCACCCGAAGGTGTTTACGATTGACTCGGAGTTGTGGATCGAGCGGAAAGACCACAGCACTGGGAGAGTGTACTTTCACCAGTACCATCCTATTAACTGTGGTTCCCTCATGAAATCGAAGGTTGACGGCCGCACAGGCTATCAGAACGCCCCAATTTGGGACAAGTTCAATTCCTCGATTCGTGGGGCGCAGAACAAGGAGCTCTTTGTAAAACGCTTCTTGCACTTTAACCGCTCGATCATCAAGCCAATGACCTGGACAAAGTCCGGGGTTCTCAACCTGTTCCTCCCGCATATGCGCGGAGGGCTCGGATTCGAGCTGCCATGGAAGGCAGACGAAATCCCCAACAAGGAGGACGGAGAGCCTCTCGTCCGTCTCACGCGACATCAGTTGAACTTGGCATCAGCCTTGTGCAACAGTCTTCGTGACTCAGGACCCCTGAAAGCGTACGCGATCGTGGGGGTCAAGAAGGACGCACCAAGTGTCGTCGACGAAAAGAGGTACCGTCTCCCTTTCAAGTACGAGTGGAGGCACGAGTCTGAGTACGCCAGGGAAATCCCTGGTGAAACTCCAGAACCGATCCTCTCTCAGATGCCTGAGGGGAAGTCCGAGGAGAACCGTATCAGGAAGCCAAATCTCAAGGAGCTTGCAAAGGGACCCAAGAGGTTCCGTATGTGCAAGCATCCGCCCATCACTTGTGGTGAGCGGGTTGACTTGAGGACCCAAGAATTCAGGGTGGACCCAGATGGGACACCACTGGTCGAAAAGAAGAC